GCCCAGCTTATTTGCGTAATCCGCTGGATAATCAAGAGGTTAAGCCGTGATGGCCGTCCCGATCGAACGGGTTGCGGGAGTAAGCGCAGCCGGCGCTAGCGCAGCCCCCACGCCGATGTACGGCGATTACCTGACGGCCCATGGAGTATGGCTGCTCTCATACGCAGAGTGGCTGCAAGTGCTTGGTGGGTTGTATGTGGCAACCCTACTGGTAAAAATGGGCGCGAGCTGGATACAGCGGAGGGGCAAGAAATGAACCCAATTGGCGCCATAAGCGGCATAGTCGGCAAGGTGATCGACAAGGCGTTCCCGGACAAAGACGAGGCCAACCGCATAAAGGCTGGGATTGACGCTCAGTTGATAAACATGGACCTGGAGCAGCTAAAGGCCGCGACAAGCATCATCACAGCCGAGGCCGGGGGCGAATCATGGCTACAGCGCAACTGGCGCCCGGTGACCATGCTGACATTTGTGGCCCTTGTTGTAGCACATTGGCTTGGCTGGACGGCCCCCAATCTGAGCGAGGATCAGACCCTGGCTCTCCTGGAGATAGTCAAGATCGGCCTGGGCGGCTATGTGTTAGGCCGGAGCGGCGAAAAGGCGGTTAAGGCATGGCGTCAATCATAAACTGGCTGGAGAGTGGGGAATGAGCAACACTATCAAGCAGCCCCCGGGCGCAGAAAGCACTCTACGCAAAAGGCGAGTGCAGTCCCCAGCAGTAAAGGGGAGCATCCATAGATCCGCTATTAAAAGAGCCGTTAAAAAGGTCATTTCGGAAAGGCGCACCCGCGATGGCTGGGAGGGGTTTTGATGAGCGTTATAGAATTTCCAGGGCCAAAAGCCCAAGACGTGGGGTTCATGGAATGCCCCTGCTCTGAGGATGCTTGGTTCATGCCTGTGGCTATAGCGGACCCTCACCGCCCGGTCATCGTGGGCATCCAGTGCCCTGAGTGCGAGGCGTATTTCGGCGTTGTAAACGGAATAGTGCAGGACATCCATGGACAATAAAGTTATTACCTTCCCGGGCATCACCCGCCTTGACCTTCCCGCTGATCGAGTGCTAGAGGGGGCAATAGGCGAGCTGGACCAGGTGGTAGTAATCGGCTATCACAAGGACGGCAGCGAATATTTCGCCAGCTCCATAGCTGACGGCGGGGCGGTTAATTGGCTGCTGGACAGGATGAAACTATCGCTGCTGGAGATTCCAGATGATAGAGAATGAATACTTCACCGACACAGAGCTGGCTTGTAGCTGCTGTGGCGAAAACCGGGTTAACAATGACTCCCTTCGCCGGCTGATACGGGTGAGGGAGCGACTAAACGAGCCAATGGTTGTCACGTCAGGATACCGGTGTGAGAGCTACAACAACCAGATAGGCGCTACGCAGACCCACGCGACGGGTAAGGCATTTGACGTCCGATGCTCTGGGAAGACCGCCTGGCGCCTAATGCAGATAGCGACAGAAGAGGGCTTCACGGGCATTGGTGTCAAGCAAAATGGCGAGTGGTCGGTCCGGTTCCTCCACCTGGACGACTTAGAGCCAGAAGAAGCCCCCAGGCCGACCATTTGGAGCTATTAACCCACTACATCCCCCAGTACCCATAGATCAATTATTAACCGCGAACAACCTTAGAGGACTCGCATAATGGCCGCACCAGCAGGCAATCAATTCTGGAAGGCTCGCACCAAGCATGGACGAGACAAGTTATTCAGCAGCGCAGAATCCTTATGGGATGCTTGCTGTGAATATTTCGAGTGGGTAGAGGAGAACCCGCTCCTTGAGGATAAGGTTACTTCTTATCAGGGCGTAAACACCCATGAGCCCCTAACCAAGATGCGGGCCATGACCATTACCGGTCTGTGTCTGTTCTTGGATGTGGACCGCGAAACATGGGCGCGTTGGCGGAGTGATAAAGATTTTTGCGGCATCTGCACGCGAGCCGAGGATGTAATGTACACGCAGAAGCTCTCAGGAGCCGCTGCGGACCTTCTTAACGCGAACATCATAGCTAGGGAGCTTGGCCTTAGAGAGGCCACCACGAATGAGCATACAGGCCATGTGGAGCACGACCACTTCCTAGATATCGAATCAGCCCTGGCGGTACTCAATGAACACGGCATTGACACCGCAAGCCTCTGAGAAGGCCATTCAGCTCGCAACCGCTATCAAGGCGGTACAGGAGCATAAGAAATACAACAAGCGGCTGTACTTTGAGCCATATGATTGGCAGAAACAATGGTATGCGGCTGGCAGGGAGAACAAGCAGCTTCTCCTGATGGCCGCCAACCGGGTAGGGAAGACGCTATCCGAAGCGTTCCAGGTGGCGTGTCACTTGCTTGGTGAATACCCTGACTGGTGGACCGGTGTCAGATTTGAGCGCCCGGTCACAATATGGGGGCTTGGTGTAACAGGTGAGCAGTTGCGGGATGTGATGCAGCGCGAGCTGTTCGGCTTGTATTACGGCAGACAGTTCGACGGCACCGGGTTTGTGCCGAAGGGGCGCATTGTCGAGATTATCCCGGCGATGGGAACCCCGAGGCTGGCCAAGGACATTATCGTCACACACGCATCAGGAGGAAAATCTACGCTGTCCCTCAAGGCGTATGCACAGGGCCAGCATGTATTGATGGGCGCATCGGTTGATTATGCATGGATCGATGAGGAGCCAAAGGACGAGGCTATCTACCCGCAGGTGATGACCCGGACAGCAACGGGGAACCGAGGGAAGGGCGGCTATGTGAGCCTGACATTCACCCCGGAAAACGGCATGACGCAGTTGGTGCAGCAGTTCATGGAGGACCGAGCCCCGGGCCAATACCTGCAAACCGTAACATGGGATGACGCGCCGCATCTTGATGAGCAAACGAAAGAGCAGCTTCTCGCGGCTTACCCGCCCTATCAGCGGGATATGCGAACAAAGGGGATACCGTTACTCGGCGAGGGCTTGGTTTACCCGGTATCAGAGGAGAAGATCAAGGTAGAGCCGTTCGAGATCCCCTCTCACTACAAGCGGCTGGCGGCAATAGACTTTGGCTTTACCCACCCGACAGCGGTTTGCTGGGTAGCCTATGATGCCGATTCGGACATTATCTATCTGACGGATGGATACAGGGAATCAGGAGAGTTCCCGGCTGTCCACGCCACAGCAATCAACGCCAGGGGAACGTGGATACCGGTCATCTATCCCCATGACGGGGATCAGCAGCGAGGCAACGGACCGACATACTGCCAGATATACCGAGATTCGTTCGTCAACCTGCATTCGATGTTCGCAAACCCGGACGGGACAAACTATGTACAACCGGGTATAGTTGAAATCTATCAGCGAATGGTGACCGGTAGGTTTAAGGTATTTAGCACAGTCAAGCCATTTTGGGATGAGGTCAGGAAGTACCACACCAAGAACGGCAAGATTGTCAAGGTCGATGATGACTTTTTAGACGCCACTCGCTATGCTGCGATCAGTGTACAAAGATTCGGCGAAACACAGTCAAACACCGGGTTTGACTACAGCATCTCTAACCCCGGGATCAAGTACTGATGCCTAAGACAAACGAACAAGTGGCAAGTCTGGCGCAAGAGTGGATACGCCTGTCCGACTCTAACGATTCCACGACGCTGCAAGATGACCGATTCCAGGCATTCAAATATTACTACGGTGAACCGTTCGGCAATGAGCGAGAAGGCCGTTCCGACTACGTTTCCCGGGACGTATTCGACGCAGTGGAGAATACCAAAGCGATCTTGCTTGAGGTGTTCGCCAGCAACCGGCAAACGGTCCGATACACCCCGCAAGACGCCGATGACGTGGTGGCTGCTAAGCTCCGCACTCGATACTGTGATCTGGTGTTCAACAAGCAGAACGGCGGCTTTGCGAACCTCCACGACTCCATTCAAGATGCCCTACTCTCCAAAATCTGCATATCCAAGACCGTATGGGAGGAGCGCGAAGAGGTCGAAACCTACAGCGCTACAGTCACGCCTGAGCAATACGCTGCTCTTGAGGCAGAGGACAATGTGGAGATTGTCGAGAGCGTGGAGGAAACGGTACTCATCCAGACCCCAGAGGGTGAGATAGGCCAAACCTCTATCCAGGTGGAGTACAAGGTCACCGAAACCAAGGGGCAGACTGTAATCTCAATGGTGCCCCCTGAGCGATTCGTGAGGGATTCCAATGCCGATAATCTCAGTCAAGCGCGGTATGCCGGTGAGTATTCGGAGGTCACTCGCTCCGATCTGCTCGAAATGGGTTTTGATCCTGATATTGTCGAATCCCTGGCCCAATATGAGCACTCCGAAGGCGAATTTGACGAGCAAGCGCGTGATGAGGGTGAGGTCTTAGACCAGGATCTAATACTTGAGCACTCGGTAGACAAGTTCGACCTGTACGAGCTGTACATGTGGTTTGACGATGACGACGATGGGAAGGCGGAGCTTCACCAAGTCTTCCTTGTCGGTACTACCGTTCTGGATCGGCAAGAGGTGGACCGCTTCCCCTATCAAATCTGGTCTGCCTACCGCGTGGCCCACAAATTCGAGGGTCAGTCCACCTATGACGTGATCCACGATATCCAAAAGCTCAAGTCCACGTTCAAACGACAGATTGCAGACTCCCTGCTCATAGGCAATAACCAGGCCAAGATTGCCAAGCAAGACGCTTTTGTCAATCCTCGCGATTTGATTGACAACCCCATAGGCGCGACGCACTGGGTTAAAAACTCGGTTATGGACGTTCGGGGGGTTATTTCTGATATGCCCGCGCCGCAGCTTTCCCCGGTAACCATGACAGCCCTAGAGGTATTGGACCGCGACAAAGAGGCGCGGACCGGGGAATCTCGGCTAACGTCTGGCCTTAATCAAGACGTAATCACCAACCAAAACGCCGACAGCCTTATATCCCGCATGAGTAATTCGGCGATGCGGCGGGTCATGGTGATGGCCCGCTCTTATGCCGAATTGTTCTTAATCCCCATCTATCAGGAAATCTACCGCCTCGGCCTGGAGCACGACGAGGAAGGCATGATGGCGGAGATAGACGGTGAGTGGACGCAGCTTGCCCCGCAAGAGATGGGCGATGCAGCCGATATGGAAGTATCCGTAGCACTGACCCCGGATGATGCCAACACTCGGGCGATGGCCCTGGCAACACTGAATCAGATGCTGTTTGCGGACCCGACTTCACAGGCCATCTATACGCCTCAGAACAAATACGAGGTGATGCGCGAGGTATTTAACCTTTCCGGCCACCCTGATGCCGGGTATCTCACCAACCCACAATCTGATATTGGTCAACTCCAGCAGGCACTACAGCAGCTCCAGGGGCAGATGCAGCAGATGGGATTGCAGAATCAGCAGTTACAAATGGCCATCCAGCAGTACCAGCAAATGGGCGTAGAGGCCAAGGTGATGGACGCTCAGACCCGCGCAGCCAAGGCGCAGGGCGACTTGCAAGCGAAGGGAGAAGACCTAGGGCTCAAGGCTCAGAAACAAGCCGGGGATCAACGCATAGCCGAGAGAAAGCAAACCCTGGCCGAAGATGCGGAGGCGCACGACCAGGTGATAGACGATCTTGAACTAGCGTTGGAGAGCAGGCAAAACAGACCGGTGACAGTACGATGAAGAGACTACTCAAGCGCATAGCTGGTCCAATCCTGCCTGATAGCGCCTTATCAGAGCCCGCAGAACGGTTGTGGGAGAACCCCGCATTCAAAGCCGCAGTCAAGAAAAGCGTGGCTGATATACAGGACCAGTGGCTTCAGTGTCACGACAAAGAGCAACGAGAGCTATTGCACCTCGAAAACCGTGCCCTAGTTCGTGTTTTAGAAAGGTTGCAAAGTTTCTACCAACAGGATTAATATTAACCGAGGAACAACCGCTATGCCGGACTCCCAAAGTGCCCAAGAGGCAACTCAACGGCTGGATGCAGCCATTTTCGATCAAATTTCCAGTGTCATAGGCGACTCCGAGGAATCCGCAACGGATCAACCAGACGAGAAGGGCCAAGCAGACGAGGAAACTGAAACTTCTGAGGACGCGACCGATGGCGAAGAAGCAGAAGACAGCGAAGACGATAACCCGGACGGTGATGAGCGATCAGAACTCGGCGATGGGGAAGACTCGGAGCTGGAACAAGCAGAAGCCGGTGCCGGAGACGAATCCGAATCGGTATCGGAAAGTGTAAAGATTGAGGTCGATGGTGAGGAATACACCACGGAATCTATCCGAGGACTCCGCGACAAAGCCAAAGACCTGCAATCTGGTCTCACCCAGAAGTATCAACATGTAGCCGAACAGCGCAAAGAGGTAGAGCAGAGAAACGAGCAGGCAGGGCAGATTCTTACGTATCTGGAGAATCAGTTAAAGGCTCCGCTAGATCAGTTTATGCAAGTGAACTGGCAGGAACTCCAAGCGAACAACCCTGCACAGTATCAGCAATTGCATGCTCAATACCGCAATGCCCAACTAGGGTACAACCAGGTCAATCAGGCCATGAGGGCCTTTCAGGACAAGGCAAAGCAAGACGCCGAAGCTGATTTTAAGCGTAAGGCAGCAGAAGCTAGGACCACCCTGGAAGAAATGCACCCCGATTGGAACAATGACCTGTATCAGGACACCATGAAATATGCCATAGAGCAGGGAGTGCCAGAGGAGGATATCCAGAATGAAATCCGCCCCTGGGTGCTCAGTCTAGCGCTGAAAGCTATGCGCTCTGACAAAGGCAAAATTCAAGCTGTCCCGAAGCCGAAATCTGTTAAAAAAACCCTTAAGCAACGGGCCTCGTCTCCAGCGAACCCGAAAGAGGTGAAGATGAAGCAAGCTAAACGGGAGGCCCAGAAAGGCAACCAGAAGGCTAAAGATTTCCTCTTCAACGATTTTCTGGAGCAGGCCGGCGTATTCGAGGAATAAGCCATGACTACTACATTCTCAGGCGTGGGCCTGGCGGAAGACTTCCAGGATGTTATTTATGACATCGACACGGTAGATACTCCGCTGACCAACATCGCCAAAAAAGGTAAAGCCACTGCCAAGCTGCACGAGTGGCAAGAGCGCGTACTTGAGGCTCCCGGCAGTAATGCCGTGATCGAAGGTGCGGACGCAGGCACCCGGACGTACACCCCGACGATTGCCAAAAACAACCGCTGCCAGCTGATGGAAAAGGTGTGGAAGATTTCCAGTACCTTTGATGCGGTTAAAAAGTACGGACGCAAGTCTGAGTTGATGGACCAGGCAAAGGTGAAGTTGCGCGAACTGAAGCGCGATATGGAATTCGCCTACACCGGTTCCGACCTCCAAACACTGGTTGTCGGTAACGGCTCAACCATTGCGGATGAGATGAACTGCGCTCAGGTGCAGATCAGCGCAGACACCACCATCGATTTTTCCACGTTTGGCACCAACTGGAGCGATCCGGCCCCTACAGATGGCTTGCAGCCTGCCGAGCTGGCAATCCTCGCCGGGATGCGGGCGACCTACGAAGAGGGCGGCGTGGTAGACACTCTGTTGGTTAACCCCAACAAGGTGGAAACCATCGCGACTTTCGCCCTGCAAGACGGGCGGCGCCGGGATGTGACCGACAAGCGTTTGGTTAACTCAGTGGATATCTACGATTCCCCCTACGGCGAAGTGTCCGTAGTGATGGGGCGGATCATGGATACCACCACTGTGCTTGGCCTGGATTCCGACTACTGGATGGTCGCTATGTTGCAGCCTACCAAGCTGGAGAAGCTGGCCAAGACCGGTCACTCGAACGACATGATGTACTCGAATGAGCACACCCTCGCGTGTCTCAACTCGTTTGCCTCATTCGTGATCGAGAACATCCCGTCAACCTCCAGCTAAGGAGTTAGGGGGAGGGTAAAACCTCCCCCGTTTACTATGAACAAGATTGAAAAACAGATTTATCAATCCGGCGGAGTAGTTGAGGATTTTAAGGAGGAGGGTGGCCAGATTTATCAAGTCCGCCACCAGAACCTCGACAAATTCCGTAAGGTGATGGGCCAGATGGAAGAATTGAATTCCATGGCCAAGCGTCGCCCTGAAATTCGCCCATCTTACTCATTCCCTGAAGTCGCTTGTTTGGATATCGTGAAGAAGTACGGGCCTGATATGCACCCGCGCCGCTTCCCAAAGATGAGCGAGACTCAGAAAGAGAAGTTCCGGCGAATGGTTCGACTTGAATACCCGTATTGTATCGTTGGTGGATTCACGCAAAGGTACTTTTAATGGCGATTTCCAATTTCGGCGAGCTTAAATCCTCAATTGAATCGTGGCTTGAGCGAACCGATCTTAACAGCCGTGTAAGCGATTTTATTTCTCTGGCAGAGCGAAGGATATTTCGCGGAGCAGATGGCACTCACCCTCTGAAAACTCCCGCAAATGAAACCAAGCGCACATTTGCCGGATATGATGCAGAAGTAGGCTTGTGCGTACCTGATGATTTCCTGGCGATGAAGAACCTTCTGTGGAATGGATGCCCCCTGGAGAGGATCAGCGATCAGCAGTTTCTAGCATGGGATTGCCAGCCAGATACAAGAACTAACAGCAATACCGTTCAACCGGCTGGTCAGCCCCGATATTTCGCCCGCTATGCCTGTAAATTCTACGTATGGCCTCGGCCCCCAGAAGGCACAGAAGAGTTCATACAGCTAAATTACTGGCAAGACCAATCCGGACAGTTGTCTGATGATGCGGACACAAATTCTATTCTCCCCATCGCCCCCGGCGCGTACCTTTATGGCGCCCTGGTTGAAGCCGAGGGATTTCTGATGAACGACTCACGAATCCCGTTGTGGGAGTCAAGATTCCAGGACAATTTGCGCAGCCTACAGTCAATGGCTGACGGTGCAGAACTATCTGGCGGCCATACTACGGCCCGGAGCGCCTACTAATGTCAACCAGCTTTTACTCGAACAATAACTGCGGCGACGACGATATCGAAGAAATCGAAAGCGCTAAGGGTTACGCCGATTTGGCGAGAGACTGGGCAATCAAGCTTGATGGCGAAGTTGACGGCATTGATTTCTCATCGAAATATTGGGCTTCTCAGGCGGCGGAAAGCTCCGGCCTGCGCTTAACTGTAGAAGAAGATGGGACGCCAATAGGCGATGAATTCACGATTATAGATTTTGGGGCCGGAGTCAGCGCGACACAGCTCACTACTAACAGGGTTAGAGTGCAGTCAACCGGCCAGGTATTCGTCGAAACCTTCGATGATGGAGTAGATTTTACAGCAGGCACATCTGATGATATTGCCTTGGACCAAGAGGTAGTATCGAAGAATAACATTGACATTTACTTTGATGGATCTTACCAGAACAAAGAAACCTATGAAGTTTCCGGCGTTCTCGTCACCTTTGATTCGGTGATCCCGTTTGGCGTGGGAGAGATTGAGGTAGTATTCCCCCGGCTGATGGACATAGGAATCACGTCTGCCGATAACGTGACGTTTGACGGCTCAACAGTAGACAGAGAGCTGTTTGTCCGCAGGCCATTCCCAACCGTTGCGGATGTGAAGTCGGCGACCTTCCTGCAATCCGGGGATTTTGTGGAATGGCTCGGGTATAACTCCGCTGGAGATGGAGGCGGCAACAAGGGGGAAATGGGGACAGGTTTCGGGACGCCGGATGAGGGCTCTATCTTTGACTGCCCTGGTAGTGGGTTGCAGGCTAAGGGGCTTTTCCCTGGGGGGGTTGTTCATGCCGAACAGTTTGGCCTGGCCAAAGATGGAGGTTCCACGGACGATTCAGTGGCTTTCAACCGTGGGATTTCTTTCTGTAAATCTTCCGGTATGCAAGAATATCGATTCTTTGGGAAAGTTCACGGGGATCAATTTGTATTCACGCGGAGAGTTAATGTTGTAGGTCAGGGTGAGGAAACCACAGGGCTGTATGGCATTGGAGCCGATGATGTAGTTGTCACTGATGATTTTTTGGTGGATCAAAAGTTTGTAGGGTTTACTGTATCCCACGAGGGCAACACTGCCAGTTCAGGGTCCGTTTTGTTTCATCTTATAAAGGGCGCTAACGGATGTTTGTTTGATTTAACGATAGAGGGCGTTAACGGAAGGAGTTCCGGAGGGTTTTGGCTTAGAGGGAGAGACCCAAATACCGGAACGGCCAACAATAATCAATACAATAACAAAATCCGTCTTCGCGTAAGAAATCCAATCGGAGACCCTACCGAGGTTCAGGGTGTCGGGCTTTGGCTCTACGGAGAAAATGTCTCTCAAACCAGAGCCAATGCAAATAGTATTTTGCCAGGATCAATATTTAGCTCGTGGTCACAGCATATTAATATTCGAGGAACCCTAAATTCGTTTGAGGGGGCTCAATTAAATCCGGCATCTATTCATGGAATAAAATTCTTTATAGACTCTTCCGGAGAATCTACAGAAAATACTTTTATGTCGTGTGGCTTTGATGGTTCGTGGACTGGAGACAAAGTAGTAATAGAAAACAACTCCAGCACGTATAGCAATGTCGGGACGTTTATAAATTCGGCTATAGATGTTGATGAAATAAGCGTTCAAGGTACGAGCCCCACTACAGTATATGTAGGGCTATTGGGTAGGTTTTCAGCAGTTAGCACCCACGGCAATGGATCGTCTCTAGATCCATCTGTTAATGGTGGCCTGAAGAGATTCCAGGACGACGGTGTATTTTTGTTGCAAGGTGGTGCCGCAGGCCTTACCTCTAAATTAATAATGTCAGGGAAAGATTATGTAGGGACAATGGCTGCATCTCCTAACGGAATATCTGTAGCTCTTATAGATGACGGCAATTCAGAATTTAGAATCGTCACTACTTCTAATGGCACAACTTTTGTAAACCGATTTTCGGTATTGCTAGACGGCACAATCATGCAAGGCCCCCCCGGCCCAGGCTCAGTTACGTATTCTACGGGCACCGGGTCTCCTGAAGGGGTAGTATCAGCAAGAATAGGTAGCCTTTTCTTGCGTCAAGATGGCGGGGCTGGCACTACACTATATGTTAAGGAATCCGGCACAAGCAACACGGGATGGGTGGCGAAATGAGTGAATATTATGGTGTGAAATATGGGCACTGAACCGAACATAAGGCAGATTGAAGGCGGGATTGTCTCTCTAGTAGAGGGAGACGGTATCACTGTGGACGTGACAGACCCGGCCAACCCGGTGATAGCTGTATCAGGAGCCATCTCTGGACAAGTTGACTCGGTGGTAAGCGGGACCAATGTCACGGTTGACGATTCAGACCCGGAGAATCCAGTAGTTAACCTGGACGCGGCCCTGGATGCGATTGACTCGATTCAGCTTAATACCTCCGCAGGTGTAGTAGTAGCTGAAGGACAGATGGCGTGGAATGCCACTGATTTTACCCTAGACATAGGATTGCCCGGAGATTCTGTTCTCCAGGTGGGGCAAGAGCTGCCGTTCCCGATGCGGAACGAAACCGGTTCAACCATAACCAACGGACAAGCTGTTTTTGTTTCAGGCGCGCAAGGTGATCGTGCTGTTATTTCCCTTGCTCAGGCAAATATGGTTACTTCTACGTTGACGATCGGCGTGGCAACTCAGGATATACCTGATAATGATGTAGGACTTGTTACGACGTATGGATACGTACGAGGCATAGATACCTCAGCGTGGTCCGAGGGCGATGAACTTTGGCTTTCTGCCACTGTGGCGGGCGGATTGACCAACGTGCGGCCCACTGCCCCCGACCACATTGTACATATGGGGGTAGTGATTCGCGTACACGCGACGGTAGGTTTTATTTTTATAAATCCTATATCTCGCAGCGGAATTGCGGTGACTGACGGCACTACTGCGGTTGACCCGGTTTTGCTGTTGGATTTCGACAATACCAACATGGTGGTAACGGATGATGGAGGCGGGCAGGCCAGTATAGACCTGTCTAATACGCAAGAATTCTCCACGTTCAGCCTTAACACCACAGATGATACCGGTTCGGCAAATGCTATTACAGCGGCGTCTAGCGGTGTGCTTAGGTGGGATAATGACGGGGTTAATACCTCTGTGGCCTTGCAGGTTAATGGTGTTGACTCTTTAGTTGCTGACCAGACTGGGATTTCTGGGGCTAGTGGAACCGACGTCACGCTTGGGGTAGAGGCGTCATCCAATACTATTGGCTCTCGAAATACCGCAGGGACTACAAATAACAGGGTCGGGGTAATAACAGGGACTGGAGCCGCAACAGTAACGACGGAGATTGGAAGGTTCGTTGTAACCGGTGTGGCATCGGGTACAGCTGAAACATATGTGGGTGGCGATACAGGCTCAGGGACAGGCGGTACCAGCAACGTCTATATTGGGCGCCCGGACGCAGGCGGGGACTCTAACATTGCATTTTTCGACGCAGCAGCAGCAGCACAGCAGCACATAGATTCCTCTGACACAGACGCCAACAGAATCGCGGCCCTAGAGGCGGCTTTGTTAAATTACGGCCTAGTGGTAGACGATGCCCCCTAACGAGTAACTGAAATGGCCTTAGAGACAGCAGATTTTATCGACGAGCTTGACGAAAACAACCCGCCATTCAACGACCCGGCGCGCCAGGGCGATGACCATGTACGGTTAGTCAAGCACGTCCTGAAAACCACATTCCCGGAATTCGATGGGGCTGTTACTCTTTCGGACGACGAGATTAACGCGCTTCCTCAGGACATTGTGGATGCTGTTACTGATACGGTAACCGATCTATCACCCCATTTGGTCCCTACAGGCGCGATTATAATGTGGTCCGGGACCAACGCAGCTATCCCGACCGGGTGGCAATTGTGTAATGGCACGAACGGTACTCCTGACCTGAGAAACCGGTTTATCGTAGGCTCTGGAGCTGATTACGCAACTGGGACAAATGGGGGGTCAGACACAAAAACAACTGCCGCAGCGGGCACCCATACGCACAGTGTGACAGTTAACGGGACAACATTGTCCGTACCTCGGGATGGTTGGGGCACGACAGGAGGGGCGCCCGGCACGATTGCATCGGGGAATTTGGTTGTTGGATCGGGATTCCCGGAGGTCAGCGAAACCCTCGAATCTCTCCGCAGAGCTGGAGGAAATAGGAGTCTGGGCAGCCACATACATACAGCGTCAACGGCAAACTCTGGGTCTCATGCGCACACTGTTGACGTGCGACCACGCTACTACGCGCTGGCGTATATTATGAAATTGAGCGAACTGGCATGACATTTGTCCCTATTCGCGATCTCGGGCAATTTGGAGTAAACCAAGACAAGCCCCCATGGGATTTGAGGATCAACGAATTCTCAGCGGCGAATAATGTGCGATTTTCTGAGGGATCGGTTAGTAAAATCCCTCGGCCAGTTGCGATAGAAGATCTGGCGGAATCTCCGGTCTGGGCTCACATCTGGATTAGAGAGGGGATGCCTGCCGTTGCTTATGCGTCACAAGATGACCTGTTTGTAAGGACTGGAAGCGGATTTGTAAACGCTTCACGAATCTCCAGCGTTGGCTACTCAGCAAATGACGACTGGCAATCGTTTACTTGGGGAGAGTCGGTGGTATTCAACAACGGCGCAGACGTTCCGCAGATTCTTGACCCTGGCGAATCTAATTTCATTGATTTGCCGAATTGGCCCGACACTCTCAGGGCAAAAGTGGTGCGCGGGTATCGTGCTTTTATGGTGGCCGTCGGGGTAACTGAAGATGGAGTGTTTGACCCCAATGTGATTGCATGGTCTACAGAGGCTGCGCCTGGCGAAGTCCCGGCGACGTGGGACCCGGCAGACACCACGGCACTAGCCGGGAGGAATCCACTAGATTTCTCCGGGGGTGAGTTGCTGGACTGCCGCCCGCTTGGAGATGTGAATATCATCTACGGACAGCTAGCCACCTATTCGATGCAATTTATCGGCGGGAATGATGTATTTTCCTTCCGGCGCGTGTTTGAGGAGGGAATAATCGCCCGCGATGCCGTGGCCGCATTTGACAAATTCCATCTTGTTGTTGGCCCCACGCAAATCTATATCCATGATGGTAACTCAATGCGCTACCCGGCCCACAACCGGGTCCAGAAGACTTTTTACGGAGAGCTTGGAGATAGGGATACAGTTAGATGCGTAGCGAATCCGAAAACCAAAGAGGTGTGGATTTACTACCGCACCACGGGCTCACAGCTTGCTGAAAGAGCGCTAGTTTACAATTATCAGGATGATACTTGGACGTTCATTGATGTACCGAATATTCCTGTGGCACTCTTTGGGCCAAAGCAAGGGGAGACATTTACCTGGGAGGACTTTGGGGATTTGACATGGGAGGAGATATCACAGCGCTGGTCGGAACTTGGGGCCGTTGATATCTACCCCGTGATGTACTTCTTCGATGCTGTGAATAACCAGATGCTGGAGGCCGACTTTCTTTTTGTCGGCAGTGATACACAGAGGTTTTTCGTTGAGAGGATCGGTATAGACCTGGATCAGGTTTTGGCTATTCCGACGAAACAATGGAAATATTTGAAGCAGATAGTGCCCCAGATATCCGGGGAGGGCTCGGTTACTATCACGCTGGGAGAGCATTTTAGCCCGACCTCCCCTGTGAACTGGAGAAGCCCGCAGACGTTCAACATTGGCACGGATTACAAGCTGGATACCAGGATAAAAGCTCGGTATTTGGCGTTTAGAGTGGAATCAAACACGGCTGGATTCTTCCAGCTGACTGGATGGGATTTTGACTTAATACCGGCAGATATGCGATGACATGCTATTCACCAGGACCAGGACAACCGGTAACGCCTGAGGAAATATACCGATATCTTCAAGGCGAACTTAGGCAAATTAGCCGAGCGTTTGAGTCATGCCCGGTTGTGGCCCCGACCTTCTTCTCTCCTCCGAGAGGGCTGGCCCAGAACACGTTGGTAATTGCGGATGGCGTGGAGTGGGACCCTGGATTAGGTGGCGGGTTGTATCGATGGGATGGTGAAATCTTCCTGAAAATTGACGAGACTCCGGTGAGCTAATGGAAGACGATTACTACCAGTTGCTGACTCAATCTCTGAACGCAGGGTACAACCCCTATTTGCCGCAGTATGGGCAGACACAGCCGGCGGAGTTATACGAAATCCAGCAGCAGCAACAAGGAGGCGGAGCGGGCGGCCTTAACCTCAATTCCGCAATGAACATCTACGATATGTTCGCGGGAGGTGGTGGTGCGGGTGCGGCAGGTGCCGGGGCTGGAGGCTTTGACTACGGCGTGGCTTCTAGCCCGGCTGCTGGCGGCGGCACTTGGTTTGGACCCTTTGCCGAGGGTGGTATGGCTTCCGGCGGGACGGCGGGAGGAACAGCAGGCGGAGCTGCGGGGGGCAGTGGCTCGAGTGCGCTTTCTTCGCTCGGCCCATGGGCGGCTCTTGCGGCCATTATCTACGCTAACGAGCGAGAAGCGCAGCGTGGCGGGTATCGGTCTGAGGATGACACTCAGTATGCAAAGGATTTGTTGGGCGGCAAGGTGCTTTCGCAGGATGTAGAGCAACGGTGGGCGCCCAAATTGGAGAGCGCCTGGGGCGGCTCTGGGTCCATGGCTTCTGCTGCATCCAACATAGGCTCCTTGGATTTTTCAAACGCCTGGGGCGATCTAAAACAGCACTGGAAAGATGATCCAATCATCGGCGCACTATCGGGGTTATTCTAATGAGTTTTTTAGATGATTTGATTGGCGGTGGCGGCGAGAGCACAAGCCAAACCTACCTTGACCCTACCCAACAGCAGTACCTACAGGACCTGTGGGGTCGGGCACAGGGCCAGATGGGACAGTCTACGGTTGCTCCGCAGACCCAACAGTTCCAAGACTATCTGAACGCTGTAGGTGGGTTTGGGCAGCAAGCACAGGGCATGCAGCAGCAGGCTCTGGGACAGGCTGGGCAATATGGACAAGTTGGAGGACAGGCTCAAGACTATCTTAGCAGCGTCCTTGGGCAAGGTGGATTCCAGGCCCCTATGCAGCAGGGCGTTGATATGGGCACAGTTGGCTCACTGATCAACAATCCACTTTTGGACCAGCAGATACAGGCATCTACCCGCGATATTGGGCGAAACCTCTGGGAGCAGCAGATGCCCGGTATAGCCTCTCAATCGGTCGCAACTGGCAATGTGGGCTCTACTCGCCGTGGTGTGGCCGAGGGTATCGCGCAGCGTGGAGCGGCTGATAGGGAGGCTGACGTGGCCGCACAGATGCGAGGGCAGGCATACGGGCAGGCCCTCGGGATCGGCGCACAGCAGGCCGGGGCGAACCAACAGGCCCAATTGGCATCGAACCAGCTCAACCAGGCGCTGGCCAGCGGCACATTTGGGCAGGCCGGGCAGTTGGGGCAGGGCTCACTGGGGCAGGCGTTCGGGTTTGGCGTGGGCGCTCTCTCTCCACAGCAGCAGGCCGCGCAAATGTCACAGGGTTACGCGCAGCAGCAGACTATGGACCCCTGGACTCAGTTACAATTGTACCAGGGAGCGCTTGGGCAGCCGATTACATTGAGCGAGCAAACGCAGGCAGGTGGCAGTCCTGGCGCTGGCGGACTACTTGAGGGGATTAGTAGCGCCTACCTTGCTTTCTCTGATCGGCGGCTGAAGACTGGAATCACCCGAGTTGGTGACCACCCTTCAGGCGCAGGGGTTTACCGCTGGACCTGGAACGACAAGGCCGAAGCTCTTGGATTGCATGGTTCCGGTTATGGTGTAATTGCTCAAGAAATGGCCGAGATAGTGCCTGATGCGGTTACTATCGGTGAGCGCGGATATCTAATGGTCGATTACGGCAGGATTTGACATGGCAAACGGCGTATTAATGGGCGGCAGCCCAATAGGGGCGCTTGATACCAACTTTATGCAATCTCCTCGCGGGGAACCGGAGGACGCATATCGTGAAGTTGCAGACGTTCTTAGGATGCAGGCTGCTGAATCACAATCCGAAATTGACAGGATCAAAGGCGACAAGCTTGGCGGTCTCTTTAGAGCTATCGGTGCTTTCGGAGCTGGCATTCAAGGTAAAGACCCGAGCCGGTATTCTATGCAAGCCGCCTTGCAACCTTGGCAAGATATCAACAGGCAGGCACAGCAAGGGATTGCGGAAACTAGCCTACAGCGGGCCATGCAGGACCAAAGGCTAAGGGCGCAGGCGACACAGGGGGACCCCTCAGCGGTAAGGGAGTACCAATATTGGGCCGGGCTCTCTCCTCGTGATCAAGAGGACTACATGCGCGTCAAGCGGTCTACAATCGAAAAGGTGGGCAATCAACTGTTCGAAACCTCCGGTACTAGCCCACAAGAACTACTAACCAGGGATCAATTGCAAGCTTTAGCAGAGCAGCAGGGACTGGAAGTCCGGGAAAAGAAGACCGCCGAATCAGAAGTTAAGGCCGAACAAGAAGCATCAGAAAGACTGAGAAGCGACACAGCAGCGCTGACCTTGTATGAAACAGCCGTTGGAGGGCTTGAGGAAGCGCTTTCTGGGACGATTACCGGACCTGTTGCTGGTAGATTGCCCGCAGTAACTTCAGA